AGGTTACTTCTCACAAATACTGTAGCCATACCATATTTATAATTTTCATGTGGTAAATCAGTAGCCGTATAACTATAAAGTGAATAGTTATAAACTCCTGCGCTTAATGTTACTGCTTTTTCTAAAATGGAAGTAGTTAATTGTATAGTACCGTCAACTTTTGCAAGGTCTGCGGTGGTGGCATCTTTCTCCCAACCTTTCCATACTCCGTTATACATTGTACGTTTGTATACTACCGTAGTACCTACACCGTAAGAAGTAACCTTTTGAAAACCGTATGTGGAAGTAACTCGAACACCCTCCAAATACCATGTTCCACCACCTAATACGTCATAACTTACATTGTGACTAATAATAGCCTTGTAGTAATCGTTATCTTTCGCATTTGTATGGGATGAAGCATATAACGCACCAATTTCGTCTGCCGTTTCTCCACGGTATTTTGTTACATTGTGTTTCAATAAATCAGCAAGTAACGCATACTCACTCGCAAACTTACTCAGCGTTTCATCGAGTATTTCCGCATTTTCGTTGAAATCATCGACATTGTAGAACTCTCTTTGTTCCGGTTTATTCAAACCATAATTTTTAGTCTTTTGCATGTTCTCACCTCATTTGTAAGCATGAAAAAAGCACCCTATTTGCTAGAGTGCTTTTTAATCATCTATTCTTAACTTGTGTCCACGTGTGTCTTTTACACCGAGTTCATCAAATTTTCTCTGAATCTGTTTTCGCATTTCCTCCGGACACGCATCTTTAATGTGCCAATTAGCTGGTTCAAAAACAATCCATTCATATTCTTCGTCTGTAAATGTCATTGTCATTGTGATTACCTCAAATACTTTTCAAGAATCTTACCTAACTTACTATATGCTTCCACTGATTCAGAACCATCAATGTATCCGGTAAACGTTTCAGCAAACCATTCGTGAATGTCGTCCGTGCCATAAATAGAAACCGGATATTTTGAGAGCAATTCGTCAGCAGTCGTAATGTTAAACTCGTTAGCAATTTCATTCCACAAGATGCCGTTTCCTGCAATTTTCCCTTGAGAGCCACCTACTATTTCGGAAATCATTGCTTCTGCGTTGTGTCCAATTTCATGTATGAAATCGTGATAACTAGGAGTATTCATTCCAACGTAATGATTTTTGCCAATTGCATCTCCTATAGAATAAATATGGTCTTTGAAAGCTCCTTGTACATATCCTTTTCCAAGAACGATGTCTCCACGTTCAAATGTCCACGCATCTGCGCTTGTTGCTTTTGTCGCATCCAATTCAACATAAGCCATTTTATCTTTCAACTTAGGAAGTTTAGAGACTGTCAATTCATAAGCATCTGCAAATTCCGTCATGGCTTTCGAATCTATTCCACCATCCTGCTCTAATAAATCCACAGTCTGCTGAATAAAACCATTCTGTTGCAAATAGTCTTTAAATTCATCATAATTTGAAAAACGCACTTCAATGGAATTGTGATAATTATCCACATATTCCTGCAACATTCTTTCGAATTCTGCTCTATCTACTTTATACTGGTCTCTATCAGCATAATAAACATCTTCGTCCTCATAATCGGCTCTCTTTGGTCGAACTGGACTTTTTAATGTAAATTTAGCACTTCCACTGGATTTGTCAACATATTTTTTATACCAAGCATCATATTTCATGCTTGCCGGTACATAATATGTCTTTCCATCATCGTCACGTGCTGCACGTTCAGATCCAAGCTCGAATTCATCATTGAAATACGGCACTGTGGTTGTTCTGCACCATGTATGAAATGGTGGAGCAGTAACACCAACCTCATATTCCGACATTCTGAATACTTTACCATCTAAAGCTCTGCACACATCAGATGTTTTTTTATCTAGTGTAGCAAGAACCTCATATTGCTCCACTCCAAAATCCTTATAGCAATCTTTAGTGGAAGCAGAATGAAAGAACGCTGCTTCGGTCATTACTAAGCGACCAGCTTGCCCTTTACTAACGTTGAACCGCTTTGCGATAACATCAGTGACAACGCTAGGATTCTGCCCCCTAATGATTGCTTGTGTGAGATTATTATGAAGTTCGGAGACTAACTGTGATTTCTGTTTCCAAATTCTATCACTGAAATTGCTACCGTCTGCCGCCCAAGGCTTAGATAACAATTTTTCAACTTTATTGGCATCCAGTTTCATTAAACTGTAACCAATGTTAAAACCCTTTTGAATCTCGTATGCAGTATGGTAATATCCCTCGGTATAAATCTTTTCCAAGAGCTTTGCCAAATCATCGTGTTCCTCTCCGTAAAGAGCTTCAACATGATTCTGCATCTGCAATTTCAATGCTTCCAGTCTGGAGATGTGAAATTTTGCAGAAGCGTTTTCGAGCTGCTTTGCCCACTGATTTGAATAGTTCAAAGTTCTGCCTTTTTCAACGTACTCCATAACGTTCCATCGAAATTCCTCAAGCTCATTACCACTTAAAAGTTTTCTTGCTTCCTGCAACGTTATTTCATTGTTGGTTGCGAACCGGTTGAACCACGTATCAATGTCTTTCTGAACTGCCCTAGCTGCCTTTGTGTACTGTTTTTCCAGTTCAGCAAAGTAAGCAGCACCCTTGTTCATTTGAGCGTCCTCAAGCTGCTCGAAACGCTTTCTCCAGTATTCCTTACTCTTCGCCATCTTCTACATCATCCCCATTTTCCTGCCGTGGTTGCGGTGTCTGGTTCGGAAAAGCATTCTGGTAAATCTCCATGTTTTCCTCAGATTCCTTTTTAATCTTTTCCAGTTCTGCATCCACATCATCAACAAACGGTACTTGAGAAAGAAGTGTTTCGTTAGAAATCTTAACACCAGCATTGATAAGAGTACTCATAATTTCTGCTTCATTCATCAGCATGTCTCTATTAAAGATAATCTTGACCTTTTCTTCAAAGAAATCCCCTTGTCCGGTCAGTGATAAATGAATGTTAATGAAGTGTAGCAGCTCTTCTAATGCGGATTGATATTCCGCTTCGAAATCATTTGTATCGATGTCAATGTCTTGATACATCGAAAGAATATTCATCTGGTTCGGTGTACCGGAATTCAACATCTTACCATTGAAGCTCTTCGCATTTTCAATGATTGTATCTTTTAAAATCTGCAAAATAGCTTGGTAGTTTCCAGCATTGACTTCAATACTAAGAGTACTAACACCACCTCTTGCACCATCTCCACTACGAACCTTTACTGCACCATACTGGCTTAAATTCTGCCGGAACTCTCCTAAATCCTGCCCATCATAATTTTCAATTACCAGAATTGTGTTCCGGTTATCTTCCAGCATGTGATTGTGGAACATGCTCATAAGCTCGTTGATAGCATCCTGCAGCGGCTTAACTCTACGGATTAACGGAATCTCATTGTCATTGTACTTAAATGCAATAAGAGGAATTCTATCCCAATTGTAAGGAAGTCCATTCAAGCTAATGTAGCTTTCATATTCCCCAGCTTCCACATCCGGTTGTAATGTGCTATCGCTCAGAATATATCTGTAAACACCATCGAGCTTATATACTTCGACCTTTTCGATAGTCTTTTTCTGCATACCTTGATACTTAACCACTTCATACAATCTGATTGCGAAATCCAATTCTTCGTGGTCGCTATCTTTCCAGAACGGAAGCACCTCGTATGCCGGAAATACTTTGAATTTAAGTTCTCCGTTTTCGTAATACGGAAGCATCCATGCAATTGCACCATTCATGGACTTCTTTGCAGTATTTTTCAGCTTTTTCATCATCTTCATATCAAAGATGTCCTGCAGCAAATCAATATACTGCTCATTTTCTCCATCGAATGCGATAGGCTTACCGAGGAAGTAATTGGCTTTCTTATCCACTGCAATAGCGTATTGATTGTCAATGTCCTTTCGATTTGGAAGATTAGTAACCTCCACAAGCTCACCATTTCGTCCTATAGCCATTCTTTTCTTGTAGAGGATGTCGTGATAACCCTCGTAATAAAGAAAGCCCTGAATAGCTTCTGAGCGTTTCTGAGATGCTTTCCAGTTTGCAATCTCCCTCTCCAAGAACGATTTATCATCCATGACATCATTAACACTTCTAGTAACAAAGTTATTCAGTTTTCTTGCAGCACTTGCAAAAAAGTCAAATACTGACATCGTTTCACCTACCTTAAATTTATTTTTAATTGCAGCTATGGGATTCGAACCCATGACCTCTGGAACATGAATCCAGCGAGCTACCGGACTGCTCTAAGCTGCTATAATGAACCACCCCTCCGTAGAAAGCTCGTTGCGCACCGATAGGTTTTTCACTGAACACCCAGAATGGTAATTACTCCACCCAAATGAACGTGAACATAACCAAGTGGTTACTTCTTTAAAAAATTACAGTTCAATACCTTCAATAACTGCTCTTACTTCCAAACAATGCAGATATTCTCCCATCGCTTGCTGCTGATTTCTCAACAAATCGTATGGACAATCGTGCTTAGGCATATCTACTCTTGCAAGATTTCCATATGCAGTTCTTTCTGCGGCTTCAATTCTGTTGTTGAAGTTCTTCAGCTTTTCGTATCTTTCCTTTGTCTGGTAATACTCTGCCTTAAAGCGTTCCTTGTAATCAGCACTCTGCATCA